ATTGTTTTTAAAATCAAATTGTGGAGGCAAAATATAACGATCCATTTTTTGTAACAGTTTTCGAATCGACTCGCCTGCTGCGTCCAAAGAATCGCCAATGGAACTGCCGGCAGCACCTTCCTGTGCGGCGGCATACCTTTCTTCCGAGATTTCAATGAAAGATTTTCTTGTTGATAGATAGTCTCCGCTTAAAGAGCTATTATCGGACAAACTAACGCTATCTATAATATAAGGTACTATATTAGACATACCCTCATCCATAGGGTCTTCTGAGTCTTCAAGATGTATTGCGTCCTGTTCTAAAGTAAAATCATCTGCCATTATATATCTTCCTTAATATCCAAATACTGCATCGGCTACTTGCATCTGACTAGGTGGCCTTTTACTAGGATCATAATCGAATAGATTAAACCTTGGTCTTGACATTATACCATACCTTAATGCGTCATACAAGTGATCTTCTGCATGTGTGTCTATATCTTCAGGGTTACGTTTGTCAATAGGTAATGCTGGTAATTGTGATATTGTATTCGTACACCCTGAAAAAAATACTAGCCTTGGTTCTTCTGTGTCTTCATCTACCTGTAGTCTTCTATGTATTTCGTTCTTACCTGACACTCTACTACCTTTACTTCTATCTGATGGCCTCCATCTGCATCCCTTATTTATCATCTGTTCTGCAAGTGATGGTCCTGTGTCACCTCTTTTATGCCAAACAGAACTATCCAGTACTCCATATTTTATATTACCATCTTCACTTTCTAAATCTAATACCATGTCTGCCAGATCTGTTGCAAGTACCTTAGATACATACAGTTCCCTGTACACTATCAGTTGTTCATTTGGTGCAACAGCAAACCATAATACACCACTGTAAGATCCATATCCATAGTCACATGCTCTAAACTTAACCCAGTTATTAGGTATTTCAAATGGTTCAATTACATGTATGTGCCTATTAAACTCTGTAAACGCTGCGCCTTCTTTAATGTCCCAATCGCCTTCCAGCAATTGTCTACGTTGATGTTCAGGTAATGATAAAAGCATTGCTTCGTAATCACCTGTCTCTGCCAGATACGGATTGTCAGCTAGTCTTGCAGGTATAAACTTTCTTTTAAATAATGATCTACCTGCTTTTTGATGACCTGCTGGATACTTTAATACTTCTCCTGTTTCTATGTCTGTAGCAGAAAAGCTACTGTTATACGGTGCAGGATCTATAAACATTTTCTTAACCCACTGATGTCCTGGTCCACCTGGGTTTGTAGTTGCTCTCATGTACACGCCTAAGTCTGGTGCAGTAGACCGTAGACGAGATCGCATGTAGTTCCATGCATAAGGTGTTGACCATTGTGTTAACTCGTCAAAACCTATCCAGCTAAAAGCCAGACCCTGATAGCGCATAACATCGTCATCTCTATCCAAATATGACATCCATAGTCTTGCGCCAGATGGTGCAGTCCACTGCATCTTTCTTTCTGACCATTTAATTCCTGGCCAGATCTTAGGGTACAACTCTTGCGACTTAGTTATGAGTTCTCTTAATTCCTCCGTTGTATGTCGCAACAATAATCCACTAAATGCTGGATGACCCAAATATCTTAGCGGGTCTGCTAACATTGCATAACTCTTACCACCACCTGCACTACCACCATATAGTACTTCTCTTTCTGGTGCAGCTAGAAACTCTGTCTGTGGCCCTGCATTAGGTTTAAATAAAACATTCTGTTCATGTTCTATTGTAGCAGTGTCATATTCTACTTTCGCTGGTGATAACTCTTTTGGCTCCAACTCTACTGTTTTCAATTTCTTCGGCTTTCTTGATCGCCTTTTCCGCATACTCTGCCCATTTGCGGAGGCTTCTAGCCGAGTCCTTACGCTGTCGCTCATGCTTTACTCTTTTCTGTAGTCCAAGATGTGATATATACCTTCCTGTGTTTTTGCTTAACCATGCTGCTACTTCACGTAACGAATATTGTCTAAGATACTTTTTAGCTTTTTCCAGATAGTCCAATTGTTCAGGTATTGGTAAAAGCAGGTCTTCGTCTTCAGGGGCAATTTCGTACCCGAACGGCACTGTTCTAGCAATACGTGGTACAGGTAGCCACTCATTTTCTTCCTTTACATCTGTTGGTTGAGGTAACTTCCATTTGCCTAAACTCCTATTCATCATCTTCAACTTGTGCTTTAGGTGGCATTAACATTACACCACCGCTTGCTTCTACCTGTATCTTCTCAGTTTTAATTAAACCTGTGCGATCCAGTAGTTCCTTTGCTGCTGACATCTTGTCCCTTATACCTAATTCTGTTGGGTCTATAAGTGCACCAGCCATAGCTACAGCAGCTTTAGGAGCATTACGTGCCATATACTGCTGTGTTGCTTCTAGTATCTCTTCCTTCAAACTTTTTACTATTGTTGTAGTAGATGAACCTTCAGCATAACCAGCTAATCTTTTAGCTACAGCTACATCACCATCTGCTTCATCAAAAAGTACATCAAGGAATTTTACCTGATTTTCTGTATACTGTCTAGTCATTTAATTTTTGGTCCTTTATTTTTAGGTAGCCCTGTTTTAGATGCACGTTTAGGCTTTTCATTTTGTCTAACTTTTTTTATTCCTTCTGATGGTGTTTGTTTACGCTTTCCTAGATATGCACCTTCAATAATAATAGGTACTTCATTCTGAGATAATTCTTTTATTTTACTTTGTACTTTATTATATACTCCAGATTTATAAGATCTTCCATCCCATTTAAAAGTAGCCTGACCATTTTTAGTAGCTACATCATATGCTTTTTCAAAATTATAATTATTAGCTTTACTTCTATTATTATCTGTTTTTATTCGTTCTAATTTTTTAACCATACTATCAGGTAAATTATATTTTTTACCATCAGTAGATGTATAAGATTCCATATTAGTAGGACTTGAATCTGCAAGTACTCCAGCTATTACTGATATTGGTGTAGCTTTAAGAAGTTTTGTAGGTTGTGGAGTTCGTCTACCAAATTGAGGCTTGCGACCTTCTTTAATAGATTTTAACTGTCCTGTCTGTTTAGTTCTTTGTTTTAATCTAGTAGTGGCTTCAGGTCTGCCACCTACTCTTTTTAATAAGTTACTAACACGTTCTCCTGGTTTACCAGAGTGTATTTTTTTATCTTTTGTTTTTTGTGTACTGCCCTGTTTAAAAAGTATATTTACATTTCTTGGTTGACCTTTACGTGGACCTTTTTGATATACACGCCTTGATGCTTCAGATTGTCCTTTAAGACCTACTGCTTTTCTAGCTTTATCAACTATAGGTTCTTTAGTTCTTTCTCTAGCCATTTAATGTTCCTACTTTCATTATATTACTTAATCTTAATGCTCTGCCTTTTACCTGCTTTGCCCATCTTGAGTTTAACATTTCTTTTGAAGCGGTACCATAGTCTTCTTTATGTATAGCTGCCCACATCTTTTTAAATTTCTTTAACCGTGGAACACCTAAGTTAAATGCCATATTCAAACATACAATCTGTCTGCCTTCAGTTAGATCTTCAATACAAGGGTGAGCAACAGACAGTTCTCCTTCAACAATATCAATATCGTTCCCAAGAAGGTATCTAGCTCCACTTTCTGTTATTCCTATACAATATACTTCTTGCATCGTATTAAGACCTAAGTGTTGCAATTCTGCAACAGTTAAACCTCTTTCTTCTAAATTCCTTCCGACTCCAATTGTATCTATGCCCAAGCTGTCCTGATAAACCTGTAGCTTCATGCCTTCATCGACAATCAGCATTTCAATTAGCTTATCCCTATCGTAGTTCATTTATTTCTTTTTAGGCATCGCAAAGCCAAAGTATGCACCAACGAGTGCAGACAGTGCACCGTACATCATCATAAGAATACTGTCGGCTGCTGCAAACCTGTCAGGCCATATAAGTACAGCAGTAGTTGCAATAAGCATTGTGCCTAGTGCAGTCCATGCCATATAACGTCTGTTAGATTGATATGCTACTTTGTCTACTATTACGTTTTCTTCAGCCATGTTTATTTATCTCCTTACTTTTTAAATAACTTAGTGGCACTACGTACACCAAATGATGCTGCCACGATTACAGAAATGGCATACTTATACCATTCAGGCATAAGGTTCAATTGACTAAATCCTATTTGTACTACATCTTCACAACCAGGAATGAACGCAAGCACAAGAGGTATCGAGAATAAAATTGTAAGCCATTCATCTTTCCACGACCCTGCACTTGCATTAGCTTGTGCTATGTCCCAGTCTATTTCTCCAGTAGCCTGTCTTTCTTTTATTTTAGCTTCAGATTTAATAGTGACAATCTTAGCTTCTGTCTTAGCTTTCTTTTCTGCTACATGTCCATCTAACCATGTACCAGCTAGATTAGCTACTGGTCCTAATAATGATCCTAACCCAAACATATTACTCCCTACTTAAAACTGTTTTACCGAAAAGGATTCACCACAACCGCATTGACTATCTGCCATTGGATTAGATACTTTTAAGTAGGTTCCTCCTAATTCCTTAACGTAATCTATTTTACTTCCTAGTGTGTACATTATACTCATACCGTCTATGATTAAAGATATACCACTTCCTATATCAATTACTTCGTCTTCTTTAAGCGGTCCTTCTGAAAAGTCCCATATGTAAGAAAAGCCAGAACATCCACCACCCTTAACTCCAAATGCAATATACTCTTTATTATGCTCCTTTGTAATGTCACAAAGATAATCTTTAGCTTCTTGAGTAATATCTAACATTTATACAAGGTGTCTTTTAACTGCTGGTTTTTCCCCTGCTTCTATGCGTCTTCCCATCTCTTCATTTACAAATTTTCTAAACTGTTCCAAGTCAGCATATAATAAGTGTTGTCTATACTCAAACCAAAGTTTAAGTATTTTATCTGCCATTTCTAATTGTGTTATGTCCTCTTCCATAGCGGAAACTCTAGTCAATGTTTTCCATTTTAAACATATCCATATCTCTATCAGTATGACAATTGCATCTACATATGTCGGGATCACAGCCACACTCCTCGCAACTGTCACATTTACATTTATTAATTTTATCAGACATTAAAATACTCTCCTGTCCACATCCACCAGTATTCTTAACTGTACCCATGTTATGTGTTCCACCCCCATAGTAGTTTCTATAGTAGCCCATCACTGCATGGGTTTATAATCTTTAACTGATCCACCTGCTACATACATATGCTTCTTTTTATTTGCCATGCCCCCATAAGCCATAGCTGGTTTCTTAATTCCACCGCCTTTGGACTTTTGCTGTGGTCTAGGTTTTGGTATAGGTGCTTTCTTAGGTAACAATGATTCTTCACCTTTATCACCTGCTGTGTCCATCATGGACTGTTTTTTCTTAATTAAATTATTTAGTTTAGTTGTTAGCCGTTTTACTTCTTTTGTATTGCCATTAGATTTTGCTATAGCTAGATCAGCTTCTGTATCTTCTATCTTATCAAGCATTGATGACTCTGGAGTTGTAATCGTAACTGTTAGTCCCATTTTAACATTCCTTTTATTTGTCCTTCCAGCCTTCTAATAACATGCTTCTTTCAACATGTTCTAAACTATATTTTACACCAGTAGCCTGTTCTATTGCAGTACGCACATAGAATACACTACTGTGAGGCACGTGTAAATACTTAAATGATTTATTCTTTAGTGCTTTATAAAATTCTGATAGTACATTATCTGTACGTAGTTTTACATCTTTATTCATTGTTTGTCAAGCTATTTAATTACTTTCTCTGTATATCCAAATGAGAATGCCAGTGCTACAAAACCTAATATTATTAGTATAGCAACAATACAACGCATTGCATGTCTGTCTAACATTATCATTTGTACTCTATTCTTTATACATGATAGTATACGTTTGTAGTCCATCTATGTGCTCCTTATACGGATCTAATTCAATACTGTTTATTACGGCATTAATATGTTTATGCCAGTAGTTTAAAAACTTATTTATACGTGGATACTCAGGTATTACATCTATAGTACCCCATGTAAACTCCTGTACTAAACTATTATAGTCAGGTATATAATAATAAATACGTAGTAATACTGGTTCTCTAACTAACATTTAACTATTTACTTTTAGCGTTCCATAAATCAAATAAACTTTTTACTTTCTCTTTCAGTACAACAATATCTCCATGCATTTTAGCTAGTACGATAATTAAAGTTATAATACCTAATAGTACAGGCCATGCTCTAATTAGTACATC